CAACTTCCGCGAGGGCTGGCAGCGCTACGTCGTCAGTGCCCCCCGGCGCCGCGCCGCCTGATTGCTCTCGCTCCATCGTGATGACGGGTCCTTCCGCCACCTCCACGCCGCGCGAGTAATTCAGACCCCGGCGGTTGCGACTATTTGGGGTGCCCGGCGATGAAAGCTTTTCCTTGATGTTGATGATCCGATGACTGACGAGCCCAAGACCCATCCGCTGCCCGACGGGGTGGACGACGCCGTTCTTAATCGCGGCCAGCTCGCGCGCGCTCTCGACGTGTCGGAGCCGACACTCGACCGCTGGATCGCCGACGGCATGCCGGTGGTCGAGGGCGGCGGCAACGGGCGGCCCTACAAGTTCCAGCTCTCCGCGTGCTGGGCGTGGAAGTGCGCGCGCGACGACGACGAGATGTTCGCCAGCGAGCAGGCCGAGCGCGCCGTCCAGCAGATGCGCCTGGCGCTAATCGGCGGCTCCGTCGGCGACAGCGAGCGCGCCCTGTCGGCCAAGCAGCGCGCCGAACTCTACGAGGCCGAGTACCGCTGGATGCAGGCCGCGCAGTTGCGCGGCGAGCTCGCCCCGGTCAAGCAGGTCGCCGAGATCATCGAGGAAGTGTTCGCGCTCATCCGCGACGCGGTGACCGCGCTGCCGGATCGCCTGCAGCGTGAATGCAACCTGAAGGGCCGCGAGATCGAGCGCGCCATCGTCGCCTGCGACGACGCGCTCGCCGAGGCCCATCGCCGCATCCGCGACGGCCTGTCCGCGCTGAGCGCGCCCACGCGCGTCAATGGTCACTCGCTCGAGCTGCAATAACCGATGCTCAACGCCGCCCTCGATTACCCCGGCTCGCGCGGCCGGCTGCCGGACTTCGCGGTCGCCGACCTCGCCGTCGCGCGCGCGCTGCCGGCGCTGGCGCCGCCCGACCGCGTCAGCGTGGCGCGCGCCGCCGAGCGCTATCGCCGCCTGGACACCGCGGCCTATCGCGGGCCCTGGCGCAACGAGGTCGCGCCCTACATGGTCGAACCGATGGACGCGCTCACCTCGCGCCGCTTCACCGGTGCGGTGTTCGCCGGTCCGGCGCGCTCGGCTAAGACCGACTCGCTGATCCTCAATCCGGTCGTGCACGCGGTCATGCACAGTCCGAGGCACATGCTGATCATCCACATCAACAAGGATGCCGCGCGCGACTTCTCTTTGGAAAAGCTCACGCCGATGATCGAGGCCTGCGCCGACGTGCGCCGCCGCCAGATCGTCGAGCGCGGCGGCGACAACATTTTCGACAAGCGCTTCATCGGCGGCATGAGATTGTCGATCGGCTGGCCGGTGCTCGGCAAGCTGTCGGCGCGCGACCTGCCCTTCGTCGCGTTCACCGACTACGACCGCATGGACGACGACATCGGCGACGAGGGCCAGCCGTTCGCGCTTGGGCGCAAGCGCACGCAGACATTTGGCTCGCTCGGCATGACGGTGGCGGAATCCTCGCCCGGCCGGCCGATCCTCGACGAGACGTGGGCGCCCAAGACGCCGCACGAGGCGCCGCCGACCACCGGCATTCTCGCGCTCTATAACCGCGGCACGCGCGGGCGTCTCTACTGGCGCTGCCCGCAATGCGATGCCGAATTCGAGCCGACTTTCGATCGGCTGCGGTGGCCGGAAAACCTGCCGGCCGGCGAGGCCGCCGCGGCCGCCGTCATGGCCTGTCCGAACGGCTGCGCGATCGCGCCCGCCCAGCGCGATGAATTGAATCTCGCCGCGCGCTGGCGGCATGAAACCGAGAACGGCAAGCTGGTCGCGCTCGACGACGAGCGCGTGCGCTCGACGGACATCGCCTCGTGGTGGCTGCCTGGCCCCGCCGCCTCGTTCCAGTCGTGGCCGGAAATGGTGCTGCGCTATCTCGATGCCCTCGCCGACTTCGGCGCCAGCGGCGACGAGAACGCGCTCAAGGCGACCACCAACATCGACCAGGGCCGCCCCTATCTGCCGCGCGCGCGCGGCGATGTCGGCGGCCTGTCCGAGGAACGCCTGCGCGCGCGCGCCGAACGCCGCCCGCTCGGCATCGCGCCGGCCGAAGCACGCTTCGTCACGATCCAGGTCGACGTGCAGGCGAGCCGCTTCGTCGTCCATGTCGATGCCTGGGGCCCGGGTCTTGAGCGCTGGCTGATCGAGCGCTTTGAATTGCACGAGCCGCCCGCCGAGGCCCCGCGCGCGCAAAACCGCGCGCTCGATCCGGCGCGCTACGCCGAGGACTGGTCGGTGCTCGCACGTCTCAAGGACCATCTGGTCGAGATCGAGGGCGGCGGCCGTTCGCTGGCGCCCGTGCAGATCGTCATCGATTCCTCGGGCGCGCCCGGCGTGACCGAGCGCGCCTATGCGTTCTGGCGCGCCATGCGCAAGTCCGGCTTCGGCGCGCGCTTCCGTCTCATCAAGGGCGCCGGTGGCCTCGATCGCCGGCGCGCCGTGCTCGGCTATCCCGAAACGGCGCACGGCGGCAAGCAGGCCGCGCGCGACATCCCGATCATCACCGCGGCGGTCGACCGCCTCAAGGATGAGATCGCCGCCGCGCTCACGCGCGAGGAACCGGGCGCCGGCGCCTACCATCTGCCCGAGGGCATCGACCCGGCGGTGTTCGCCGAGCTTGCCGCCGAGCGCCGCGGCCCGAAAGGCTGGGAGCGCAAGGCCGGTGGCCGCCGCAACGAGGCGCTCGACCTGGCCGTCTACGGCAAGGCCTGCGTCATCGTGCTCAAGGCGGAAAAGATCGACTGGACCAATCCGCCGCCATGGGCGGCCGAGATCGAGCGCAATCCATTCGCCGCCGTGTCCGGCAGCACTGCGGTGCCCTCCGCCGCCCGCCCGCGCGGCCGTCGTCTCCTGAGCCGGGGCATCGCATGAGTGCCGGCGTCACCCTCGCCGAAGCCCAGGCGCAGCTTGCGTTCTGGCTGGCGGAGTCGCTCAAGCTCAGTTCGCAGTCCTACGAGACCTCGACCGGCGACATGAGCCGCCGGCTGACGCGCGCCGACGCCGCCGAGGTGCGCGAGAACATCAAGTTTTGGGACGCCAAGGTCAAGGAATTGACGTCGGCCGAGTCGGGCGGACGCCGGCGCATCCGCTATCCGGTGATGGGATGACGACAATTCGCATCGGCCGCCGCGAGGTCAGCGTGTCGTGGACGCTGCTCGATCGCGCGATCGCGCAGGTCAGCCCGGCGCGCGGGCTCGAGCGCTGGCGCACGCGCGTCATGATGGCGGCCGGCGGCCTCGGCGGCTACGACGGCGGACGGCGCGACCGCCGTCAGACCAAGCGCTGGCGTCCCGCCGCGGCCTCGGCCGATGCCGACACGCTGCTCGACCTGCCCGATCTGCGCGGGCGCGCGCGCGACCTCATCCGCAACGTGCCGATCGCGACCGGCGCGCTTGCCACCCGCACGACCAACGTGGTCGGGCCCGGGCTGCGCCTGATCGCCGGCATCGATCACGAGACGCTCGGCATCAGCGAGGCCGCCGCCGACGCCATGGAACGCGAGCAGGAGCGCGAGTTCGCGTTGTTCTGGCAGGCCTGCGATCTCTCGCGCTGCCAGCATGGCGACGAGCTCGCCGCGCTCGCTTACCGCACGCAGAGCGAGAGCGGCGATGCCATTGTCATCCGGCGCTATCGCGAGCGGGCGGGCGAGGTTTATGGCACGCGCCTGCAGTTGATCGAGGCCGACCGGCTGAGCAACCCGAATCGCGCCGCCGACGGCGACCGCATCGCCGGTGGCGTCGAGGTCGACGCCGACGGCGCGCCGGTCGCCTACCACGTCTCCAGCAGGCACCCCGGTGGGCTGCGCCTGGCGGCGATGACATGGGAGCGGATCGAGGCGCGCGATGCGCAGGGCCGCCAGCTCGTCATCCACATGTACGACCGGCTGCGGCCCGAATTGACGCGCGGCACGCCGTGGCTGGCGCCCGTGATCGAGCACATCAAGCAGCTCGGCAACTACACCGAGGCCGAGGTCACCGCCGCGGTCGTGTCCTCGCTCTACACGGTGTTCATCAAGTCCGTTGCCGACGACGACGCCAATCCGATCGCGGGCGAAAGGGATGCCACGCTCGCCGACAACGAGGTCGCGCTTGCCGCCGGCGCCGTCGTCGGCCTGGCCAATGGCGAGGAGGCGCAGTTTCCGGCGCCGATGCGGCCGAACGCGCAGTTCGATCCGTTCGTGCAATCGCTGCTGCGCCAGATCGGCGTCGCGCTCGAACTGCCGTTCGAATTGCTGATCAAGCATTTCACGGCCAGCTATTCGGCCTCCAAGGCCGCGCTCGAAATGGCCTGGCAGAGCTTCCTCAAGGAACGCGGCCGGCTGGCGCGCGCGCTCTATCAGACCGCCTACGAATGGATGATGGAGGAGGCGGTCGCCACCGGCCGGCTCAACCGGCCAGGATTCTTTGGCGATCCGCGCATCCGCATGGCCTATTGCGGCGCGGAATGGCGCGGCCCGGCGCGGCCGAGCCTCAATCCCTACCAGGAGGCGCAGGCCGACGAGCTCGACATGCGCAATGGCGTCAAAACCGGCGAGCAGGTGTGCGCCGAGCGCACCGGCGGCGAGATCGAAAAGAAGATCGGCCAGCGCGGCAAGGAGGAAACTCTCAAGCGCGCCGCTGGCCTCGCGCAGGAACCGCCGGTGCAACGCGCGGCCGAGCCGCCGCCGCGTGATAGCGGCGGCGACGCCGAGGACGAGACGCAACAGGCGAGGGCGATCGCATGACGTTGCTCCTGCATATCGCCGAGCGCGTGATCAACCGGCCGCTGCTCGTGCATCCCGACAAGCTGCCGATCATCCTCGGCGTGCTCGAGGGCCGCATTCCAATCACGGCGGCGCCGCAGCTCGCCGCCGCGGCCGAACGCGCCATCGCCGACATGCCGGAGGCGGCCCAGCGCGTCATGCGCGGTCCGCTGCCGGCCGCCTCGCGCTTCGTCGGCAGCGCGCTCGACCGGGATCCCGACAGTGGCGAGGAGCGCGCGCTGCCCTATCTCCGAACGCGCGAGGGCGTGGCGATCATCACCATCACCGGCTCGCTGATCAACCGCGGCCCCTGGCTCGGCTCCCACTCGGGCGAGACCAGCTACGAGGGCATCAAGCATCAGCTCGCGACGGCGGCCGTGGACCCGCGGACGAAGTCGGTCATCCTCGATATCGAGAGCGCGGGCGGCGAGGCGGTCGGCGCCTTCGAGACCGCGATGGCGGTGCGCGCGCTCGCCGCGCGCAAGCCGGTCGTCGCGGTCGTCAACGGCATGGCGGCATCGGCCGCCTACGCGCTCGCCGCGGGCGCCTCGCGCGTGGTGGCGACGCCGACCGGGATGGCCGGCTCGATCGGCGTCGTCATGCTGCATGCCGATTATTCGCGCTTGCTCGACCGCAAGGGCATCACGCCGACGCTGATCTTCGCCGGCGCGCGCAAGGTCGATGGCAATCCGTTCGAGCCGCTGCCGGATGGCGTGCGCGAGGATCTGCAGCGCGAGGTCGACCAGTTCTATGAGCTGTTCGTCGCCTCCGTCGCCGCTGGCCGCCGCTCGCTCTCGCCGGCCGCCATCCGCGCCACCGAGGCGCGCACCTTCATCGGGGCCGACGCCGTCGCCGCCGGCCTCGCCGATTCCGTCGGTACGTTCGAAACCGAGCTGGCCGAACTGAGCCGCGATTCAACCGACCGCCCCATGACGGTCAAACAAGGAGCCATGAGAATGGACAAGCATGACGGCGCGGTCGCCGCCACCCACGCGACCACCAACGAGCCGAGCGAAGCCGCCCTCGCGCGCGCGCGCGCGGCGGGCAAGGCCGAAGGTGTGGCGGAGGGCGCGAGCGCCGAGCGCAACCGCATCACCGGCATCGAAAAACTCGGCGCCCAGATGAAGGGCCACGAGAGGCTCATCGCCGACATGAAGGCCGACGGCGCGGTCAGTCCCGAGCAGGCCGCCATGCGGCTGATCGAGGCCGAGAACGCGCTGCGCGCCGCCCAGCTCGCCGGCATCAAGGCGATCGAGGATGTGACCGGCAAGGTGATGGCATCCCCGCGCGGACAGATCGACGATGCCTCGCCGGCGGCGACGCCCGAAGGCTGGGCGGCCGAGTACGATGCGCCGACCGCGGCCGGCCAAAAACTGCGCGCGGAGTTCGTGGCCAAGGCGGATTACGTCGCCTTCCGCGCCAACGCGCACCACATCCGCATCCTCGGGCGCAAGAGCGCCTGAACTCGCGGCCATCGGCGCGCTCGCGCGCGCTCGCCAATCAATCTGACCCATCGCCGAAAGGATTCCGCCAATGACCACCTTGGCCGCAAACAAGCCGCGCGCCTATGAGGGCGGCAGGGACGTGCTCGAGGAGAGCGCCCTGCCCGTCATCGCGTCCGACATCATCTACGAGGGGGCCGCGGTCGGCATCGTCGATGCCTCCGGTCACGGCCGGCCGCTCGCCGGCGGCGACCGCTTCGCCGGATTCGCCAACGCCAAGGCCGACAATTCGGCCGGCGCCGCCGCGGCCGTCAATGTCGATGTCCGCACCAAGGGCAAGGTGCAGGTGCCGATCACCGGCGCTGTCATCACCGACCGCGGCCAGCCGGTTTACGCCACCGACGACGACACGTTCGTCTTCAACCCGGTTGGCGGCAGCTTCGTCGGCCTGGTGCACCGCTTCGTGTCGTCCGGCGTCGTGATCGTCGAATTCGATGTCGACGGCATCGCCGATCCCTACGCCGCCTGGCCGCTGCGCGAGACGCTGGCGGGCATCAAGACGTTCGACGCGCAGGATTGCGGCAAGGCGTTCTTCTGCACCTCGGCCGCCGACGGCGACGCGTTGACGCTGCCCTCGATCGCCGACGGCCTCAACGACATCCTGATCGTGGCGATCGACGCCTACGGCACCACCCAGATCAAGATCGATCCCGCCGCCGCCGACAACATCCGGGCCGCCGACCTGGCGGCGGTCGACAACAAGGATTTGCTGCTCACCAAGGCGACGCAGCGGCGCGGGGATTTCGCCCGCCTCTTCCTCGGCGACGCCGACGGCTATTCGGCCTCGATCAAGGGCACCTGGACCGCCGAGGCCTAGGCGTCTCGCTGAACCGACGCG